CACAGTTGAGGAAACGCGCAACGGTATATATGAACTCGAGATGGTATATCCGGCAAACGGGATCCACGCCTCCGAGATAGCAACAAGACGTCTGTTGAAGGTCAAACCGAACTTCACTGACGATCCTCAGCTGTTCAGGATCTATAAGGTGGGAAAGACACTTGCAGGGCAGTTCACCGTAAAAGCACGTCACATCTCTTACGGATTGAATGACCTGTCTATCACTTCCGGTACTGCAGCAAACATCATACTGGCTATGCAGCTCCTGCAGGCATCCGCTCCCGGATATACATTCACTACTGATAAGAGCAACGCAGGAAACTTCAAGATCACGGAACCGTCTTCTGTCAGGTCATGGCTTGCCGGGAAAGAAGGTTCCATTCTTGATGTTTACGGTACCGGAGAATATCACTTTGACAACTTCAACGTAGAACTGAAGCTGCACAGAGGCGTTACCACACCGAGAACGACTATCAGGTATGGAAAGAACCTCATGCAGCTGTCACAGGAACTCTCTTCAGAGAACCTCGCAACATCCGTCCAGGCATACTATAAAGGGAACGACGACACTGTTGTTCTGGGTACCGAGATCTCTACAGGCCTTACGCTTGATGCTCCTGTTAAGAAGCTCCTCGACTGCTCAAGTGAGTTCCAGGAAGCTCCGTCAGTTGCAGACCTTGATTCTATCACCACGACATATATCAGCAACAACGAGCTGACGGTACCTACAAATAACATCACGCTGGACTTCGCACAGATCGGACAGCTGAAAGACCGTGTGGATCTCTGCGACATGGTAAATATCTACTATGAAGCATACGGCATCACAGTGAGCGCCAAGTGCATCAGAACCAAGTGGGACTGCATCGAGGAGCGCTACATTGAGACAGAGTTCGGAGATGCAAAGTCCGGACTGTCTGACGTTCTCTCAAACGGACAGGCTGAGATCAAGAAAGAGATCACACAGAGCTACAAGGAAGCAAAAGCCTACACAGATGCTGTTAAGGAAACTCTGGACGAAGATATTGAAGATCTGCAGAACCAGATCGACGGAAATATCACGACCTGGTATTACGACTACGCTCCTGCACTCGACAACGAGCCTGCGAGCGAATGGACTACAGACGAAGAGAAAGAAAAACACGCAGGCGACCTGTTCTTTGATAACACGACACAGTTCTGTTACAGATGGACATACGAGGATGATGCGTGGACTTGGACTCTTATTCAGGACACGGGCATCGCTGAAGCTCTTGCAGCTGCACAGGCAGCGCAGGACACAGCTGACCACAAACGACGTGTCTTTATAACAACACCCATTCCGCCGTATGACGTCGGTGATCTCTGGACGGATCAGGATAACCTTTATTACTGCCACACAGCCAAGGCTGAAGGAGAAAACTTCGAGAACTCTGACTGGGGACTGGCGGTTGATAAAGTCACTGCATCTGTTATGGAAGCAGCCATCAGGAACGCCACCGAGCTCATAACGGGCAATCTCGGAGGATATGTAATCCTTCACGACTCAAACGGCGACGGACAACCGGATGAACTGCTCATCATGGACACTGATGATATACAGACTGCTACGCGTGTCTGGAGATGGAACCAGAACGGCCTCGGGTACTCAAATCAGGGATATGATCCCGCGAGCTTCGAGATCGCGATCACCTCACAGGGCGAGATCGTGGCAGACTTCATCACGACCGGAACGCTCTCGGCAGACCTTATCAAGGGCGGCATCCTGCAGCTCGGCTCCAACCTAAACCAGAACGGAACGCTTCAGGTCTATGACGAAGCGAACTCACTGATCGCACAGCTGGATAACAACGGCCTGCGGATGTTCGGCGTGGACGGTTTCTACATCGTAGTAAATACGACAGACGGCTTTGCCGGATATGATGCTCAGAATAACAGACTGTTCTGGGTAAACGAGGACGAGTTCCATCAGAAGAAGTCCGTAATAGAAGAAGAGATTACACTTTGTAACAAGCTGAGATTCGTACCTATTGAGGTCTACGATTCCAACAACAACCTTGTCAATGACGGCATCGGCTTGGTAAGCGTGGTATAAGGAGGAAAAGAAGATGGCAACAAGCCCGTATTTCTCTACATCTAACCAGTATATCAAGTACGATATCCATGTAGACGAGATCTCTACGGACATAACGAATAATACGTCGTATATCCATGTCTGGGTAATAGCCTGGAGAACGAATACTGGTTATACGACATACGGATCCGGTACCTGTTACTGCACAGTAAACGGTACAAGCTACTCACAGAGCATCGGTCCGTCACAGAAGATCGAATATGAGAGTGATACAGTCCTTTTTGACAAATATCTCACGATTTCTCATGATTCTGACGGTAAAAAGAGCATTTATGTAGATGCGAAGATCTCGCACGACAGATTCAGTTCATCCTACAACGGATTCACTGTAACGCTGACGAACATTCCGAGAAAAGCGACCATCACGAATGCTCCGGACTTCAACGACACGTCAAACCCGACTATCGCTTATTCAAACCCTGCAGGATCCGCAGCAACTACGCTGCAGGCCTGCATCAGTTTGGATGGTACCACTGCAAACGTACCTTACAGGGATATATCCAAGACCGGCACGAGTTATACGTTCAACCTGACTTCCGCGGAACGCAACACGCTCCTGGCAGCAACACCGAACAGCAGCTCCATGACGGTCTACTTCATTGTTAAGACAATTCTCGGAGGTACGACATATACTTCGAGCGTGGCCAAGACAATGACGGTCGTCAGCGCGAACCCGACGATCACGGGAGCTGCGTACCAGGACACGAACGCGACCACGGTCGCAATAACTGGAAACAACCAGAAGATCATTGAAGGCCGTTCCACTGTCCAGTTCAGCTTCACAACGCTGACAGCACTGAAGTCTGCAACGCTTGTCGAGGTCAAAGTCACTGTTAACGGTGTATCACAAACACTCGCGCTCTCCGGAACGACACAGAGCAATAAGACAATAGCCTTCGGCACCATCAACTCCTCTTCAAACCTTAACGCGGAGATCGTTCTTAAGGACTCAAGAGGAAACACGGCCACGCAGACACTCGCGCTGACCATTCTTGAGTGGAAGCTGCCGACAGCTGTTATCACATGTCAGAGAAAGTATAACTACTACTCTGAGACATATCTCACGGTCAACAGCACGTACTCGGATCTCGACGGTCACAATACGCTGACCATCCAGTACAGATATAAAGAGACCAGTGCCGGTTCATACGGCTCATGGACGACAGCTGCAGACGGAGTGAGACAGACACTCACGCTGGATAATACAAAAGAGTGGAACGTTCAGGTTCAGCTCACGGACTTCATAGGAACGACAACATACAATCTGAAGGTCATGATAGGTATTCCGATCATGTTCATAGACAGGCTCAGGCGTTCCGTAAGTATCAACGGATTTCCGAACGAGAACACTCAGTTCCTGGCTGACCGAAGGATCTCGTTGAAGGACCTTAACCAGAACATCGTCGCTGATATCTGGTCCTTCACGGACGGAACTCACAACGGCGCCTCACTCTATCTCCGCAAAGGCGAAGATCAGACAATCCTCGTCTACTTAAGAGGCGAGAAAGAAGGCGGAAGGATCCAGTTGCGAGGTGCGGACGGAAGCACAAGAGCGCAGCTCTATTCCTACAACGGAGAGGGCCATCTCTGGCTCGCGAATCCGTCGAAGACCTATATAGCAGGAATGTGGTCAGGTTCGGCCGGCGGAGAGCTGGAGCTCAAGAACAATGCCGGAAACCAGACCGTCAGAGCAGGCAACAACAGCTACAACAGCGGATTCGTCAACGTCAAAGACAGTGACGGAAACACAAGAGCCGAGATGTTCGGAGGAAGTGCCGGAGACGGTACCTTCAACGCATACGACGCAAGCGGCAACGTCACGATCAACCTTTCCGGACAGAACGGAATAGGTAAGTTCAAGAAGGTTAAGGCATCCGAACAGGTGCAGGACCTTTACACGGGAACCTTAAGCAGCGGAAGTACAACATTCAACTATGGCGATTACAACATGTATATCGTCGTGGCTCACGTGCATTCCGGAGGATCCTTAATAACAATGACCATTCCGAAGGCTCTGCTGACAACGTCAGATCAGAACTTCTGCATATCAGACAAGACGGACTATATCGTGTTCAAACTGAAGTATTCAGGAACCACGGCAACCCTCACGATGGGAAACAAGTCGTCAGACGGCTGGGTATGTAACGTTTATGGAGTTTATTAAATATAAGGAGGAAAACAATGCAAACGATTAACCTGAACCTTGTTCCGGGCAAGGTAAAACCGGTCGTACACTCATCACAGTACGATAAAGGCAGGACATTCCGCTGCTATCTGTTTGACGGAAGTACGAACTACACGCTTGACGGTACCGAGACCATCACGATCGAAGGCCAGAAGAGCGACAGTCACATCTTCCTCTATAGCGTGACGAACACACATAGCAATTATGTAGACGTTGCGACCACAGAGCAGATGACGGCGATCTCCGGCCTTGTTGACTGCGAGCTGAGGATCAAGAAGGGCGACACCGACATCGGTACGGCTAACTTCTGGCTCGAAGTCGAGAAAGCATCTACAGAGAACGGAGTGATCTCGGATTCTGATATCTCCGCACTCCGCGAAGTCGAAGACAGCGCTAACGCTGCAGCAACGGCAGCAGGAACATCCGCAGGAGAAGCTGCGGCATCTGCAGAGTCTGCATCAGATTCGGCAACAGCTGCAGCGGAATCGGCAGAACAGGCGGGAGCGTGGGCCGCATCAACAGCCAAGAAGCTGATACTGTGGCGCGATCCGACAGACAACGGACTTAACTGGACTTATGATCCTGACTTACCTGATTAAAATATAGGAGGAAAAATAAAATGGCATCAGAAACTGGAAATTTCCCTCGCGACACCTCCATAATGGAGATCGCTGCACAGCTCGTACATCAGAACACCATCCTTGAGCGCATGGCTATTGCTCAGGGTGCGGAGCTTCCGGATGTAGACTGGAACCAGATCGTAGAGATTGTCAGAGGCGGTGACGCTCCTCATGACTTTACCATCGGCGA